CATATGATCCTATAAGAAAGTATGTAAGAGAGAACGGAGGAGTATATATTGTTGCTCCTAAGTCCAATATAGAAAGCGGAACAATCACACAGAAGGATAACAAATTGTACACAAGAAACAACGAACCTTTGTTTGTTGGTACAGATATATTAAAGTTTGGCAAAACAATATTGTACTTCACAAGTGCAAGATCTAATATGCTGGGTGCTGAATGGTTGCAAGGAGTGTTGGGTGATGAATACAAAGTAGAAACAACAGGAAGATTTTATCATTACGAATCACTGTGCAATAACATTATGCCACTGGACGGAAATACTTTGTTGTGTAATGCTGATAGACTTTCAGGAGAAGCAATACCAAAAGTGTTTAAAGAATACAAAAAGATTTGGGTAGAAACATTGAAAGACAAAGGTGCATACAAACATCCGTTGGGTTCGAAGTATGTTAATCTACAGGTGTTGAACATAGATGAAAGACACAAGATGGTTAACAGTGATCAACCAGACCTATGTAATTTGTTGAACGCAAACGGATTTGAAATTATTGAATCTAATCTTTTACACACACAAACATTTGCGTATGGATATCATTCATTGTTTTGTGATTTAATTCGAGAATAGTTAGCAAGTTTCTCTGATAATTCTTCTACTATCTGCTGATACTCTGATACCTGAAACTTAAGATTACCAACATCTCTTTCGAGTTCTTGTATTTTCTTGTCTTTATTTTCTATGTCTTCTCTAGAATATATTTCAGTAACTATCGGCATTGTAATTATATATTACGATAGACAAGTTTAAATGTCAATGCTATAATATATGTTATATGAAAGTACTTTACCTTAACCATAATCAACTTAATCCAGGACACGAGCCAGAGTTTGATATTAATAAAGCAGACTTTGATCTAGCAGTTGTTAATAGGTTTCCAGAACACTATAAAGATGATATTAAATTGGAAAAGAATTATATTAGAAATTATAGCAGTCCTGTTGACGGCGATGGGTGGGCCAAAGGAAATTGTGTTATCTACAAACGCAAACCAGACGATATAGAATTTTCTGACTTTGAATTCTATGTTGAAGGAGCAAACGAAAATCAATGCAAAGTCTGGCAAAAACTTTGTTATCCTGGATACAATATTATAAGTGGCTTCACAAGTTATGCAAACAATATGTCCAAAACACAAGACCCAGGAGCAGTAGTTGACGCTTTTATTTTTAAGAAACAGGCAAAAGAAATGTTTGATATGGTTGATGACACTACTATACTCTGTACAGATTTACATTTAGAAGATCACGAACTTGCTGAATATGATCTAGATTTAGAGTCTAGAGGATTGGTAAATCACCTACATGGCATCAGTGCTTTCACAAGAGGTAGTGGATCCAATGGGCACATAGATAAAATTATCACAACAAAAAATAGTAAAGTTGAAGTGTCAAACATACAAGTTATCAAGTACAACAGAGAAAAAGTGTTCGGTCATTGGCCTGTTACCTTCATGGTAAACCTAACAATTTAACACTAACCAACTTTACCAGCACCATACGGTTGACATTTTAGTAAAAATGTATATAATGTGTTTTGTAGGTTGTAAGAATAACAGTGAAAGAAACTTCTACAACCATTAACCAAAGGAGAAAAGGCACAGATGTTATCAACAATCATTAAAACTTTTTTTCCAATTCATGAAGAGGAGAAAAACATCATGGCAAACTCAACACAATACGTAGTGTACACTAGAAACTTCAAATCTAGAGCAAAGCAAATCGGTGTATTTGCGGAGCCGGCGTCTGCTTACAAAGTAAACGGTGAAGTTCACGGTGGTAAAATCAAGTTTAAAAACTTGGCTGTAAAAGGTACTGCAAGAAAGACTGCAACTAACAAGTTGTTATCTAAAGGTATCGACTTTACAGTAGAAGTATTAGGTACTGCACCTAAGTCTTCTGCACTAACAATGAAATCAAATATCATTTCATTGCTTAAAAAATCAGGTAGAAAAGTAATTAACTACTCTGCATAATAATTGAGATAAGATTAGGGCGGTAGGAAACTATCGCCCTTTTTTTATGAGTGTGTCAAACTAAACACCACTGCATCTTTTTTCCTACGAAACTGGATACAATTTCCAACAATATAAACATTGAAAGGTCCGCCGTACTTTTCCATAAGTTCATCTTCGTCTATAGGATACAGCACTACTCGTTGACTATCTGGTAATTTAATTTTATATCCCCAAACCAACGGCCACCAGTGCAATGGATTCTTTCTTTGCATGAACTCCATCATCATCACATACAGAAACATAGGCAGTATTGTGAAAGGTTCTGCCCACCATACAATAAAATCAAATGTAAAAGCATCAAGCAGGTGTATTACTCCCCACCACAATCCAATAATACCTCCCAGGATACCTAGTACCACCCAACCATCTTCGTCACTGTCTATGTCGTAATTGTGAGAATTTTGAAACGTGTATATTGCTGGATTATTTTTAAATACGTTCTTCTTATGCTTATTTTTCTGCGATGTTTTTAGTAAAAGTAATGACATAACGGCTCATATTAAAGATATTTATAGTATTACCCATAGACTTTTAATATAATTCTGTTATAATATGAGTTAAATACCATTATGCAAAACAAAACTCGTAGCATATTAGAAGAACTAACGACTGTTAATAAAACACAGGACAAGGAAAACCTTGTTTTAAGCAGAGCAAGTCATATTATTGATTCGTCTATAAACCTATTTGGTTTTATACGAGAGAACTTTGATCAAGAAACTGCATACAAATTAGAGAAGAAGTTCTTAACAGCAGTCAAACAAATGGACCCAACAAAATTCAATAATGGTGTTTCACGAATAAAAGAACTTAAAAGAATAAAAGAATCATTAGTCATTAAAGAGGGTGAATACAAAGAAGAGGATGAGTAATGTTAATAGAAGACGTCCTTAACGAGTTTAAGAGAACACACCTAGAACACATCGAAGACCTTGTAATCACAAACGGATTTGAAGGTGGTAAGTCTGTTGTGGAATACTTTAAAGGTTTGCTTGTAACACTACAAGGAACATCATCAGAAGCAGTGGCAGTATCAGTTAAATGGGATGGAGCACCTGCTGTCGTGTGTGGCACTAATCCAGACAACGGCAAGTTCTTTGTTGGAACAAAATCAGTGTTTGCCCAAAATGCCAAAATAAATTATACCAAAAAAGATATTGCAAAAAATCACGGCACAGATGATCTAGGACAAAAACTTTTAAAATGTCTGGTACACTTACAAAAGTTAAACATTCAAGAAGTGATACAAGGAGACTTATTGTTTACGGACAATGACATCACTAGAAAAAACATTAAAGGCAAACCACACATAACATTCACACCAAACACTATCACATATGCAGTAGAAGAACAATCAGAATTGGGCAAACAGATCGATGCCGCAAAGTTAGGAATCATATTTCATACAACATACAATGGTGACACACTTGCAGACATGACAGCATCGGGCGGAGCGAACGTTGAATCATTAAGCAAAGACCCAGACGTATTTTTTGACAACGCAACCTACAAAGATGTATCTGGTTCTGCTAAATTTACTGCCAAAGAAACAGCACAATTTATGAACGGTATTGATAAACTAGAATCATTGTTGACAAACGTTCCTAGGAACCTAACTGACCAACTAGGACAGAACAATGACTTTGTTGGATACTTTCAAATGTATATCAATGCAATGGTCAAAGATGGCAAGTTGCCAACAAACATAAACGAATATCTACGAGGATTCAAAGAATTTTACAATGCTAGAATGCAACAACAAATTGCAGGACTTAAGGCACAAAAGGCTCTGGCATTAAGACAAGACAAAATGAAACAGATGCCACAGTTCCTTGCAAGAGTTAGAAAACCATTACAAGCGATGCTGACATTTTATAAAGCAGTACAAACCATGAAAGGTTTTGTATTGAACAAAATGAATCAAGCAATGGCTATTGGATCATTTGCACAAACAGACAACGGGTTAGAAGTTACAGATCCTGAAGGATTTGTTGCTGTAGATAAAACTGGTAATGCTGTTAAACTTGTAGATAGATTAGGATTCTCTAGAAGAAACCTTACAGCAATCAAAAAATTTGGCAAATAAATACCAGTATGAAAGCACCATTTTTAAAATACGTAGCGGAGGGTAGAGTTGTAAGACGACCAGGAGACTTACAAAGATACACATTCCAAGAGATATGTGAAAAAATATACATTAGTTTTTTAAGTTTATCTTTATTAAAACGTTTCTCACAAACAAAAAACTGGGCAAGACAATATGCTCGTGAAACAATGACTTATGGTGGGTTTGATAAAGTTAGATATTCAGCAAACGATCTTCACAATATGTTGGCAGTAGTAGACGGTGACCCAACAATTACACTTAAACTAGCAAATAAAAATGCCGCACAGGCTCTAAGACAAAGGCAGAGTGTTCCAACATTAGTCGTTAAAAGATATCTAAGATTAATGAATGATGATTATGCTTTTTTAACTGCCATGGAAACTGCCCTAGGAATCACCAACAGTGATTATAAAAACCTACGTAGAACAATAGCAGACTTTGAATCATTAGACAGCAGAAGAAAAAAGATTACAGTTACTAGATTGCTTCAAGCAGTTAGAGCCAAACTATCAGGCACAGATATCTCTAGAAAAGTTGAAGAGTTTTCTAAAAAACAAAACTACGAATTGGACAATGTTTTGGATGCTGAACTAGAAACAAACACAAAGTCTATGTCTGGTGATGAATTAAATGCTTACAGAATGCTTGTTGGACCTTCGAATATCAGGAGAGCAAAGATGGCAGTTGAACTTGCCAAGGACGGAAAGTCCATTCCAGCAAACGTAGTGAGTGCTTATGTTCCTATTATGAAAATGGTGGACGAAATTGCAAATGGCGGGTTTGGATTCGTCAGATTACTACAATCTATACATCAAAGAGCCAAAAAGAACCAAAAACGGTAATATATCCACAAAATTTACCAATCAACATACTAAATACTAGCAACGTGTCATCGGAGCGATGACGCAGTCATGTAAATCAGAGAAAAAAAGGAGGATATTACAATGGCAGGTTTAACATCAACTAACAAAACAGGACAGAACAGCAATGGTCTAGGTCCAAAAACAAGAATAATCAATCTTGCAAAATCAAATATGACGCAAGACGAGTACGATGCGGCTTTAACATTTTTAGCGGCAGGTGGTACAGCAGGAACTGACGATGCACACACAATCGCAGGTGTTTCTTGTTTAACTGAGTCAGGTGTTTTCACAGCGGGAACTACTGACAACGTACAAGTTGCAATCCAAGGTACAGGCGTTTTCACAGCCGCTTCAAACTTTGGTATTGGTTCAACTGGAGTAACTTCATCGTTACTAGCAGACTTCGACGGAAGCATCTAATTAATTAGATAAGTCGAGTTAGAACAATAACTTTATTCAAAAGGGCAGGCAAGAAATTGTTTGCCCTTTTGTCATGAGTGTTAAGTAGTAATAATGTCAATATATTGTGTGCAAACCCTAGTAGACGTATCAGACAATGGAAATCTCAATCAAGCATTTCCATTTAAAACAAAGAGCGGATATCTGGTACATGACAAAGATACATTATCACTTGCAAAGGATCAACAACAAAATTTTAACACACTCGTTCAATCACTGCAAATAAGAGCAAACATAACTTGGGATCAACATCCTGTAACTACGGACATTGTCACAGGCAACACCAAATTTGGTAAAATTTATGAGGGCAAACAGAAGGTATGGACATTCATATTTTACACAGATCAACAAGATGTGTATGCTGACGCAGATGGTCATACAAGTGCTGGAGAAAAAGATTTAGATCTAATACCAATTGTGTCCTTTTGCAAAGAGACTGCTACCTTTCCTAAGAATGCTTTCCTAACGCAGGACGACGATACTAGAAATACATTCATATTAAAGGTACGTAACGACGAAGAGGACTTGCAGAACAGAGACATCGTTGGCGAAATATTATCAAAATACGACACTTAAAAGACACACATTTCTATTCACACTATCTACGATAAATATCTATGATTAAGGCACACTCAGGCAACAAATACAAAGGCATTCTAGGCAATGACAAAGGCACAATTCCAGGCACTCTACAACCATCTAACCGATGTAAAAAAGGAATTGAGATTTATGAGTACAGACTTAGAAAAACAAAACTTAGAAGCACACGTTGACCTATGTGCTGAAAGATACAAAGGTCTACACGACAGATTAAGTGCGATTGAAACAACCTTACAACATATCAACGAGGATATGAAAACAGGACAAAAATCTCATTCAAAAACTATTATCGCAACAGCAGGCACAGTCATAGCAGGATTACTATCAACAGTAGTTGTTATCCTTATGAAAATGCCAGGCTAGTATAACTAATTTAAATTACCAAATTTATGTTTATTAATATTTCCGCAAAGGTGCGAGTATGGATTTCCAAAGACCAGTTGGACTTTCTAATGAAGTACTCTCAGAAACCGTATTTCAAACAAAGTGAACTATCTGTTCAGGAAGTTAAACTTGCAAAACTCCTAGCAGACAAGAGTGTGCTTGTAAGAAAAAAACTTACAACGGACACCCAATTCGCAGTAAATAGAACTATACGGATACAGCACCATGGCAATAAAAAATAGATATGAACTGGTAAAACAGATTGAAGCATACGGACTAAAGTCTAAACTCGCCAACCTGGCTAAAAAGGACGAGCAACGTAGGCCTTTCAGACATTTACCCAAACAATTTTCAAAAGGAATACTCATAGGTAATGTCGCTATCGTTCCTAAAAAGTCTGATGGCACTCGATATATCTATGTTATTGCTGACATGGTCAAGGCAACCATACTATACGATGACATACATCTAAAACAAACTGCGATACTTGTGGCTCACAACCTAGCAGATGGCAAGGGAGAACCAACTGAAGTATTAAAGTTAGATGAGATATTTGCCTCTCAATTATTCTCAATCACAAACTCTAAAAGGATGTATAAAATGGCAAAAAAAGAGAATAACGAAGCAGGAATGGAAATACAGACACAAAAGTTTGAAGACGCAAACCGCCTAGCGGACGAATACAAGCAGAAAATTATGGACATATTCACACAAACCTTTTCTGCATAATGTAGTTTTACTTCATAAATATATCATATGCACAGCACAGACTTTACAAAACCAATTACTACTGAATCACTTTTACAGCAGTTTGAGTCAAGATTCAATCAAACTATGGACTTGAGCAAATTTACTAAAGAAGAACTAGAAGATACTGCTAACAAAGTAAGAACTAGAATTCATAACATAACACAGAACGAGCATTTTGGACATGAGTTAAAGAATCATGACTACCAAAAGAATCAAATGATGTTAGACATTGTTAATCAAGCAATTAGAGAATACGGCGACGACATGAAAAATCCTATACTTGCTAAAGCAACTGATCCAATCAAAGACAAACTTAAAAAAGGACAAGCATTAAGTCCAGATGAAAGATCAGCGGCGGCAAAACTAATGGCAAGTAAAGAAGTTAAAGAAGGTGTTGAAGAACAATCAGAATTAATATTAGCGGCAAAAGATATGATGGATAAAGTTACATCTTTCTTAGAAGATTTAGCATCAATGAAAACTGAAGGTATGCTAGAACTTGCTGATAGAATCAGAGACGAGATGGGAGCAGAAAAGGCAGATGCTTTCCTACAAAAAATTCAACCTGCTATTGAACAAGCAGAAGCAACACTTGGAACTACAAGACAAGAATTAGATAACGGTGTTAGAATACTAACAGGCGAAGAAGTTTCTTCAGAGCCAATGGGATCAGATGACTCAATGAACACTGACAGTGAAACAGGACTAGATGATTTAGAAAGTCCAGACGCAGAAGTATCAGATGAGTTTGGTGCCACAGATGCAGAAGCAGGCGGAACCGAACCCGAAGGCAGAGAGCAAAGAGAATCTAAAGAAGTTTTTGAACAATCAAATAGACTATTCAGTAAATTAGCGGGGAAGTAAACCCGATGAGATTCCTAGAATTTCAAAATTCCAATAAACAATTATTAAGTGCATTGATGAATACTCTTAATCAATTAAGAGGTGAAGCAAACGAAAAAGATCAATCATCACAAATAAGTTTTGATGCTGTGACCAGCATAATGAAAAACACAGGTTTTCCAACTTTCAATTACGATTTATTCAAACAGATGTATGATCAAGGCGACGAACTAAAACAAGTCGTTAAAGATTTTGACAGAGAAAAGATTGTCATACAAACTGAAAAAGATGCAGAAACAGATCCAGCAATGGATTTTGATAACCAAGGCAGTACTGACACAGTAAAGAAGATGGCCAAGTCTGCTATGAATAGACGTAAGTAATTGATTGATCTAGTAACTCTACTGACAGTAATACATGAATGTAATCTCCTAGCAGGTGAAATACTATTACCACAAGACATCGCGGCACATTGTAGTTGGCATTACGAATACACACTAAAAAATTATTTCGGCGGCAACTACGACAACTACAGAATAATGTATGAAGAGTTTGTGAGAATGTACAACGCAGGAGAAATACCAAAACCTAATTAAGGTTGCAGATTATCACATATTCAATTATACTAACAAAGTGAAAATATCAGAAGACGTGTTAAAAAGTAAAGGTATCCGTTATGTTCAAAAGTTTCCATACGGAGAAATAAACAGAACAGCAAAGAACGGCAAAAGACATTACGCAACTCCGGACGGTAGAACAGTACCATCTGTTACCACAGTTCTATCTGCAACCAAAGACATGACGCATCTACACGCATGGCGTAAGAGAATTGGTGAACAAAAAGCACAACAGATAACAACAGAGTCAGCAAACATAGGAACGGTGATGCACCGTAGCCTAGAGAAGCACGTGAAAGGTGAGGATCGTACTCCTGGTTCTAATCTCATACAACAAAAAGCATGGAAGATGGCAAATGTTATTATTGATAATGGATTAAAAGATGTATCAGAAGTTTGGGGATCAGAAGTTAATTTGTTTTATCCAGAACTGTATGCAGGAACGACGGACCTTGTGGGAGTATTCAAAGGTGCTCCTGCCATCATGGATTTCAAACAGGCTCGTAGATTAAAGAAAAAAGAATGGGTTGAAGATTACTTTCTACAATTAGTGGCCTACTCAGAAGCACATAATATTCAATACGGCACTAATATAAACAAAGGCAAAATCTTTATATGCACACAAAATAACGAATATCAAACATTTGAAATAGACAATTACGACCATTGGGTTGGACAATGGTATGCTAAATTGGAACAATACTACAAGGCAATCCTTTAATAAATAACACTACAAAGGAAATTATATGCCAATAGTACAAATATCTAGAATACAACACAGACGTGGAAAATCAACAGATTTGCCACAATTAGCGGCTGGTGAATTAGGTTGGGTAATAGATGATCAAAAATTATACATAGGTAATGGTACACTGGCGGACGGTGCTCCTAACATAGGAAACACTGAAATTGTTACAACAGGTTCATCTGCATTTGGTGCCGCATTAAAATATCTATATCACGGGTACTTAGGCGACCCTGGAAAATCAGGTGATGCAACACAAAGAACACTACAAACAAAATTAGACGAAAGAGTTTCAGTAAAAGACTTTGGTGCAAAAGGAGATGGGTCAACAGATGACGCATCTGCAATTAACAAAGCATTAGAAAAAATTTATTACAACGCGGCAGACAAAACAGATCCAAGGTCAAGACAAATATTATTCTTTCCTGCAGGACAATACAACATCACGTCTGCAATAAAAATTCCAACTTACGCACATCTAGTTGGGGAAGGACAAGATAAAACAATATTGTATAAAACTGGATCGGGTAATCACCTAGCAGTTACAGTGGACAACGCAGGACAGGGTGATGGAACCATTGGAAACAGCAGTGCAGTTACCCCAAAGAATATTTCTATCGAAGGAATTACTTTTAAACAAGGTACAGCAAAACAAGGACTATCGATAGACAGTACAACAAGTTTATATGTAAGAAACTGTAAGTTCCAAGGAACATATGCATCAGGTGGAGCCGACTCTGGAGATGTAGAATTTGCCTCTTCGGCGGCAGTAACAAACAGATCAACAGACGCACTTCCATCATCTAATGTTGTTTTTGAACAATGCACGTTTACTAAATTTATGAGACTGGTTGAGTTTTCAGAAGACATCACATCAGTAAGATTTAGAGATTGTGATTTCTCTGTTGCTTACTACGGTGCAAGACTTGGAGCAAGAACAAACGGCTCAGGAGGCACTGGTATAAAAATAGGACCAAGAAACATACAATTTTTAAATTCAAGATGGAGCGACATTGGACAAAATGCAATCAGTGTATTGAACAACGGTAGTGTTAAAAATGTTGTTAGTTTTGGAAACTGGTATGCAAAAACAGTAGGTAACAATTTTGAAGGAGTAGGTTCAATCAGAGAAGTACCTATTATAGATTACAATGCTGATGAGTGTGAAAGTATTGCAGACTATTTTGAAAGATCAGATCTTAGAAGAACTGACGGTAGTTCAGAACTTAACATGGCACCAGAAGTACAAGGTATTGGTAAACAAGTTAAGGCAGTAAAACAATTTACGTTAGCAAACAACACATCAACGGCCACCACTACAACTTTAGAATTTCCAGCAGGTTCAACAACACTTGGAAAATCGATTGTGTTGAATTACAAAATTGAAAGAGGATCAAATTTTAGAGTTGGACAATTTATAATTTGTGCCTCATCTGCCGGCGTAAACTATGACGATACCTTTAATGAAAGTGCAGACGTTGGTGTTGAACTTACAGCGACAATAGGAAGAGATGATTCCACGTCACTTGATAAAACGGTTATTGTAAAATACACTACTACCAACACTGGTACAGCGGCAACTATGGATGCCGAAGTTGAAACTTTGGTTTAACTTACTATAAAAGTATAGGTTGTACACAATTTATTATATGCAAATATAATTAATCAGTAGACAAACATAAATTAATCTTTTATAATCTTAAAACACTTAAAAAATGTAAAACGGAAGTAAGGTTTTATATTAAATGGAGAATTGAAAATTACGATAAATATGACTTTAACAACAACACAAAAAAATTTACAAACCACTGGAATAAAAAGTAAAAGAGTAATGAACACTGCCAACAACGCAAATCTGAAAGTTTTAAAACGAGATGGCAGATACGAGAACTTAGACATTAATAAAATTCATTTTGTAGTAGAGGAGGCCTGCGAAGGTCTTTCTGGTGTATCAGCATCACAAATAGAAATGAATGCCAACATACAATTTTATGATGGCATGACAACAAAAGATATACAGAATGTTTTAGTTCGTTCAGCAAATGATTTAATTAGTTTGGAAACTCCTAATTACCAATACGCCGCGGCAAGACTTCTATCTTATGACGTGAGAAAAGAAGCACACGGTCAGTATGAATATCTTCCTTTGTTAAAACTTATTCTTCGTAATATTAGATTAGGTGTCTATGACAAAGGCATTGTAGAAAATTATACATCAACTGAAATTAAAAAACTAAACACTTGGATAAAAAGAGATAGAGATTTAAACTTTACATACGCAGGACTTAGACAAGTTGTAGACAAATATCTTGTACAGGACAGATCATCAGGCAAGTTATATGAAACACCTCAAGATATGTACATGATGATCGCGGCAACATTATTTGCAAATTATCCAAAGCGAAATAGAATGTCTTACATCAAAAAATATTATGATGCAATCTCATTACACAAAATTAATATTCCAACTCCAGTTATGTCAGGAGTAAGAACACCTATTAGGCAATTTGCTTCTTGCGTTCTTGTTGACAGTGATGATTCATTGCCAAGTATCTTTTCAAGTGATATGGCGATTGGATTATACGTTGCCAGAAGAGCAGGCATAGGAATCAATGCAGGACGTATCAGAGGTATCAATTCTAAAATCAGAGGTGGCGAGGTAGCACACACAGGAGTGATTCCGTTCCTTAAAAAATTCGAATCAACTGTGAGATGCTGTACACAAAATGGTGTGCGTGGCGGAAACGCAACTGTACACTTTCCTATATGGCACCAAGAGATCGAAGACATACTTGTACTAAAAAATAACAAAGGCACAGAAGACAACAGAGTAAGAAGAATGGATTACTCCATACAAATATCTAAATTATTCTATGAAAGATTTATTAATGAAGAAGATATCACGTTGTTCTCTCCACATACAGTTCCAGGATTGTATGATGCTTTTGGTACTCCAGAATTTGATGCCATGTATAAGAAGTATGAAAAAGATAATAGCATACCTAAAAAGACTATCGCGGCACAAGATCTGTTTTTTGATCTTTTAAAAGAAAGAGCAGAGACTGGTCGTTTATACATTATGAATATCGATCATTCTAACACACACAGTTCATTCAAAGATAAAGTATCAATGTCAAACCTATGTCAGGAAATAACATTACCTACTAAACCAATACAACACATAGATGATCCAGAAGGAGAGATCGCACTTTGTATTCTTTCTGCAATCAATGTTGGCACAGTTAATGATCCAACCGAATTAGAAAACTTATGTGATCTGTCTGTGAGAGCATTGGACGAAATCATTGATTATCAAGATTACCCTGTTAAAGCGGCAGAGATAAGCACTAAGGCTAGAAGAAGCCTAGGTATAGGTTATATAGGCTTGGCACACTATCTCGCAAAATTAGGGTACTCTTACAGCGATAAAAAGGCATGGGAGGCAGTTGATAGATTAACTGAAGCATTCCAATATTATCTATTGAGAGCAAGTTGTGATCTTGCAGAAGAAAAAGGCAAGTGTGATAAATTTGATAGAACAAAATACTCAGATGGACAACTTCCTATTGATCACTACAAAAAAGAAATTGATAGTATCGTGCCACACAAACAGAGAATGGCTTGGGAGAGTCTTAGAAAAGATATTGCAAAACACGGATTAAGACACAGCACACTATCAGCACAAATGCCTTCGGAAAGTTCTTCCGTTGTTAGTAACGCAACAAATGGTATTGAACCACCAAGAGCATTACTGTCAATTAAGAAAAGTAAAAAAGGACCGTTGAAACAAATCGTTCCAGGGTTTCCTAAACTTAAAAACGATTACACTCTACTTTGGGATATGGAAAGCAACGAAGGTTACATTAACATTGTATCAATGATGCAGAAGTATTTCGATCAAGCGATATCAGGTAACTGGTCATACAATCCATTGAAGTTTGAAAACAATGAAGTACCACTATCAGTAATGGCTCAGGATATGTTAAATGCATACAAGTATGGTTGGAAAACATCTTACTATCAAAACACTTACGATTTCAAAGGTGAAGAAGAGGAAGTACAACCAGCAGGGTTGAGTGCTGTTAAAGAAGAAGACGAAGGTGAGGAAGTAGAACTAGAACTTAATACTCACGCAAACGGGTTACACGTTGTAAATGGTTTAGAACCTACCGTTGAAAATCTGTATGAAAATAACGCAGAAGAAGACGGTGAATGTGAGGCCTGTACAATATAAATAGACCGCGATGACAAAAACAGTTTTCAATCAGAAGGATGTAGACTTCACGAAACAACCAATGTTCTTTGGTGAAGATGGTGGAGTACAAAGATACGACCAGTTTAAATATCCACAATTTGATAAACTAAATCAAACAATGATTGGATACTTTTGGAGACCAGAAGAAGTTTCCCTACAAAAAGACAGAGCAGACTATCAAACATTTAGACCAGAACAAAAACACATATTCACATCAAACCTAAAATATCAAACACTGCTTGATTCAGTTCAAGGAAGAGGACCAAGTTTGATGTTCCTGCCTTATGTTTCTAATCCAGAACTGGAAGGTTGCATAGTTACTTGGGACTTCTTTGAAGCAATACACTCACGTTCATACACACACATCATGAAGAACATTTATCCAAATCCAACGGAGGTGTTTGACACGATCGTAAACGACAAAGAGATATTGAAAAGAGCAAAATCAGTAACAGAAAACTATGATAGATTTGGTAAGATGGCCGAAGACTATTTTGTAAAAGGCAAAGGTGATATAATCGATCTTAAGAAACAATTATACCTTGCAATGATGACTGTGAATTTGCTAGAAGGTTTACGTTTTTATATTTCATTTGCTTGTACTTTCGCATTTGGAGAATTAAAACTTATGGAAGGTTCTGCAAAAATACTTTCATTAATTGCAAGAGATGAAGCAACACACTTAAACTTATCAACACACGTGATCAAGGCATGGCAAAAAGGTGATGATCCTGAAATGACCAAAGCAATGAAAGGCACAGAAAAGATTGTGATACAGATGTTCAAAGATTGTGTTGACGAAGAGAAGGCTTGGGCAAAACATTTATTCAAAGATGGTTCTATCATTGGATTGAACGAAAGACTGTTAGGAACATATGTAGAATGGACAGCAAACAAAAGATTAAGAGCATTAGGATTTGATCCAATCTATGATGTACCAGCAACACAAAACCCATTACCATGGACACAGCATTGGTTATCATCAAAAGGTGTTCAAGTTGCACCACAAGAAACAGAAGTAGAATCATACATTGTTGGTGGTATCAAACAAGACATTAAGAAAAAACAATTTTCTAAATTTACTCTGTAATCAGTCCTATAAATATTTTATATGGACGAATTAAAAAAACACTTTACACCTGACTATAACGATAAAGATATCTTTACTTGGTTACAAGAAGATACTACTGTTCCGTATGTTAAATTAGATTTAGATATCCCATGGCAAGAAATACACAAAGAAGCATTAGCAATTAAAGATAAATTTGTACCACACAGAGACTTCGAAGGTGGTGGCACATGGAAGAGTATTTGTATACATGGCATTGATGCAGAGTACACAAACGACTGGATGTACTATGAACAGAGTGGTATAAAATTATTTAAAACAGAACCAGATTATAAATGGACTTGGGTAGCAGAAAAATGTCCTATCACAACTAATTTTTTTAAAAATGTATTTCCATATAAGTCTTATAAAAGATTAAGATTTATGTTGGTTGAACCCAATGGATACATACTACCTCATCAAGACGAGAACGAAAGATGTTTAGGACCAGTGAATATATCAATCAATAATCCACAAGGTTGTGAGTTTAGATATAAAAATCACGGAACAATACCTTTTACAAATGGTAGTGCTTTTTTAATTGATATTGGACAACAACATTCAGTTTGGAATAAAAGCAATGAAGCGAGACTGCACATAATTGCATCTGGTACAAAGGATATGAAAAGATTTTTACCTTTACTAGAACGTAGTTGGCTTAATGCAACACATCAGTCTTAACATTTAACTTTTTTATTTTACTGTACCAATAAGATATTTCATCATCTCTCACTATATTAAATTTAAATTCAAATGAATTGCTTACATTTATTATCGTATCTTCTTTTAAATTTTCTAATATAGAAGTCCTTGTGATATCTCCATAACAATATTTTACTTTTACATTATTTCTGATGTGTTCTAATACTGGTAGTATCTCGTGTGGGTGTGCATAGTTGTCAAGTTTGTCTGTGGTTAAAATATTAAACTCCTTTGCTCCATACACGTTGTCAAACTTTATCACAAAGTCTTTATAATTCCCTTTGTAATACTTTAACAAAAGTTCTGTAAAAATTAATGCAGTCATAGACATATCATAATAGGTTATAGTTTTGATATCTTTATAAACATCTTTTAGTCTGTATAAACTTTCAACTCCGTTAGCAACAGAGATATAGTTTGAAAAATTAGATCCAGATGTTTTCTTTTTGACTGACGTTTCAACAGGATAATAATACGAGTATGGAGAATGATATAAGTTTTTTTGATATTTTAAAAGTGCATTTACTTGTTCAACTTCTTCGTAATAAACAAAGTTCTTAGTTTGCCTTTCGTTAGTATCAAATGGTCTTACAGACAAATCATGCTTTAAGAACTCACTAATCACATAAGCACCAAATCTTAACTTGTTTTTTGAAAGTGTTCCTTTGCCTTTGTTAATGGAAACAGGAGTGTAATCATCATGAAAGTTTTTGTTTGCTCTTTCTATCTCTACTAGGGATTCACTTTCTCTTTTAGTAAACGAAGGACTTCCTACGTCTTTCCATTTT